AGAATATACTGACGTAATCGGTCTGCCATTTCCTCAAGATTGTCAGCGATATCAGCAATGCTCCCACAGTCAAATGCTGTCTTAACAGTTTCGATATATAGTGCGTCCCAATTAAAGATAATTGCATCCTCGCTATCGGTATTGCCATCGATGTAAGGGTAGATTTCTACGCCCTCGTCACCAAACAGAACTTCTAGTTCTATATCTAATCTAACCTTGTTACTCATTCTTTATCCCTAGACCTTTTCTGGTAGTTTAATACACAACGATACGATCTCTGCATAAGGATCAGGCGCAGTATAATAGAGCCTTTTGTAATCCATTTCTTTGTAGACCAAGCAGTGTTTTTCAGTAGTGAATACAGCATTAGGTGCGTGTACTTTGTAGCCTCCCATGTGGATTAAGATTACAATATAAACAAACATTAAAAGTCCTCTGTAGTGGTGAAGGTTTCATCACTAGGCATAGAGACCTCGTTCATACGTCCTGTATGTTTGTCGTACTCTAGGTGTGTTGCTATGCCTGTCTCGCCCGTCCATCTATTCTTCAATATTCTGACGGTAGTGATGTTGCTGTTCTCAAGGTCTTGTTGGTTTCGTTCACAGCCAATTACCATATCTGACAACTGACCGATTGCTGCACTGCCTCTGAGCTGGCTCAAGCTTGTGACATTACCTTCCTCATGTCCCTTGCCGTCTGGACGTTTGAGGTGACTGACAAGAATGAGGCCGATCTTTAGCTCCTCGCACAGGCCACGTAGAAGGGTCATCAACTTGTCAATCAGCTTACGCTCATCACCACCTTCCATGCCTGAGGAAACAACGATTGAGATGTGATCAAGTATGATGAAGCCACAGTTACAGCCATTAGCTAAGTAACGTATTTTATCCAAAAGATTGTCAGCCTCTGTGGACCCCCAATGATCGTACAGGAACACGCGGCCTGTACCGAGGGTACTTTCAAATGCCTCTAGCTTCTCCTCTGGTGTGACCTCGACGTTGAGGTGAAGGGGTTTGTTAGCTGCTATAGCCATCAGGCCTAGTGCGCTTCTCTTGATGCTCTCCTCTAAGGCTACGATGCCTATGGTCTCACCCTGAGTTAACAGGTGGTGTGAGAACTCACGACACAGTTGGCTCTTGCCGATCCCAGACCCAGCGGTAACGGTAACGATCTCTCCCTTGCGTAGGCCTTGGGTCTTATCGTTGAGGCCGTGGTATGGGTAGCTCCAACTCTCAGCATCATTCGCTAGGTTGATCTCATCCCATAGGTCAGAGCCATTGAGGATACCGTCAGGTCTATTCTCCTTGGCATCCCAGACAGCCCTGACCAACTCATCAGTCCTACCCTCTACCAACATTTCGTTGGCATCCTTCAAGGGTAGATTAACTATACGGCTCTTGGATGGTGGCAGTAGGGAAGCACATTCTTTGGCTGCTTTTCTACCAGCATCGTCTTGATCAAAACAGAAATTAACTTTTTGGAACTTGTTAAGCCACTCCAAATTTTTCTGCACTGATTTCTTTGCACCCGCTGCCCCATTAGGGATGGAAACAACGGGCCAACTCTTCATAGTTTGCTGCAAGGATAAAGCATCTAGCTCACCCTCTACCACAGTAACCATCTTGCCCCCATCGGGCCACAGGTGCTGTCCATAGAGGGTGGCTGACTTAGTATCTCCTATGAAAAGAAAGTCTTTGTTAGCAAAGCGCAACTTCTGCGCCACCGTCTGCCCTTGTGCGTCTTTGTAATTAGCGACATGACACTTCTTGCCATTGAAATCTGACAAGTGGTAGTCCCACTTTTTACAGGTCTCTTCGCTAAGTTTACGTCTGTTCAAAGGGACATAACTGTCCCGCTCAACTAACTGCGTAGTTGCCATTTTAACCTCACGTTTTAAAGGGGTATGTTCTAAGTCAGCGTGTTGATAATGCTGACACACAAAGCAGTAACCATGCCCGTCATCGTAGAGGGCGAAGCCATCTCTTGATGTACATTTTGGACAAGGTTGATGCGCTACGAAAGAGCTTTCTTCTCGTTCTTCAACCATTCTTTTACGTTGAAACAGGGACATGCTTTTGCGGCAAAACTATTATGCCCGTCCACATCAGCCTCTGGGTAATCAGCCTGTAGCTGACTGACCAGTTCATCCAACTGCTTCCATTGCTCCTTTGTATAGTTACACTCAGGATCACCATTGGCATCAAGGCCACCAATCATAGAAATACCTATGCTGTGTCTGTTCTTGCCTTTGACATGTGCGCCTACCTCTTCAAGCTTGCGCCCTGTCTCTAGCAATCCGCTACGGTTGATGACGTAATGATATCCAATCTTTCGCCAGCCCCGTTTGCGGTGCCACTTGTCAATGATGTCTGCATTACATTCCTGATCAGCTTTGGTAGCTGAACAGTGAACTACGATCAGATTAATCTTTCTCATTTACCCACTCCTTTGGGACAAAAGTTTCTGCATACAGGAAGCCGTATCGCTCACACCATTGGGCGCAAGTCATTGTGCTACCTTGAACTTTGGAATTTAGCCTCTGAAATACAAACCGAAATTCACGGTCTGGGTGTTGTTCTTTGAGGTTTCTCATCTTCCGCTGATCAGCAGATTTGAACCAGCCTTTGGCTTCTACGATGATGCCATTAGGTAGAATAAAATCAGCAACATATTTGCGCTCGACAAAGTAAGGTATCCGCTCTTGTTCATAGGTGTAGTCGGTACATTTTTTGTCGAGATCAGCAGCTAGGTTGCGCTCTAATCCTGATCGAAATTTAGTATCTTTAGAAGTCCCCAGTATCGTCGGTTTGACGGGGGGTTTCTTCTTCGTTGGTGAAGTCTTCATCGTTTTGTTTTACATCGCTTTCGGAGAACTCGTAGCCATCCTCAACGTCGAACTTAAAGCTACCTTTGACATCAATGATCTGCGCTGCTGTTAGTTTCAACGATACCCCTGCACCCGCCATCGCGGTGTAGTAAGGGTACATATCAAACGCTACCTTCATCACTGAGCCATTACCTACTTCAATGGGTTCCCGAATGGGTTTACCTTTGGCATCTACTACGGCTGGTTTCTTTTTAAGTGGACCGTTCTTGGTCTGGACTACTGCCTTCTGTTTGAATTTAAATTCAATGTCACCAGTGGCATTACCCTGCTCGTCATACACTTCTTTGTAAGGCGGGTTTGCTGGCTTGATTGAACCCTTTTTTGTGGGGTTTTCTTTCTGTGCTTTCTCAAGCGATACGTTCAACTGTGCATCAATTTTAGATACAATATCAGTAGCTTGATCAGCACCGAGGGTCAGTGCCACACTGTACTCTCCAACATCACTGAATTTGAAATCAGGTGTGAAAAGTTTCGCCCACATTGCCGTGCCTTTTGGTGTAACTATAGCCATTAATTTTCCTTTGTAGTTTCATCGTTCACGTTGAGAATATATTTGTCATTCAAGATGTGTCGCTTCTCAAACGCATCAAAGTTTATGCCCAATTCTTGTAGCTTAATGATCATATCCACAGGCACTTGTTGCCCACGCATAATCATCAAAGCTGCGGTTGCCTCGACACTCATATTTTACCTTTCCAAGTTTCGTAGGGACTATAGTGTCCATTATTACATCCACAAGTGGAAGCACTTTAATACTAGGAAAAGAAGAACTCACTCTCAGTAACCTTAGTGATATCCAAGGTCCCCATCTTTGGTGGCTCTGGTACTTTATCTACGATCTCTAAGATACTTTCTCGCAAGTCACTTAGAGGGTTATTGTTTATATACATATCAACAAAGGCTTCGCGGAGTGATGCAAATAATACATCAGTACAATTCTTCCCGTTTGATAACTCACCCGCATGAACCGCGTAACTGTCGTGGATCATACAGAAGTCGGTTAGTCCTCGCTGTCTGCATAGGTTTATGGTCTTTGTCATCGCAGATGCATCCAGACTGTGAATAAAATTAGGACTACTACCGTTAACTGATCTTCTCCGATCTAATTTTCCTTCTGTTGTTTCTCTGAATTGAGGCTTCACCAGCACACCATCGATGTGGGTGGTGACCCTCTTACTTGTTAAGGCCTCATAGTTCTGACTAACAAAGGCACCTGTTGGTGTCTGCCAAGCCATAGGGAAGCCAGCCTTGCTTGCTAAGGAAGCAATGCCTTGTACCCAATCCATAACCTTACGGGCTGATACAACCACCTCGCTGATTGACTCCCAAAGGATACGCGAAAGGTAATTGCTGGCCTCAAAGTACTTACCCTCAAAGACATCAGGCTTCCCGTCAGCCAGTTGGTCATGGATGTACTCTTCGATGTACCCACGGCAGCTAAAGAGCCTACCACCATAAGGCACAACCATTACTGGTCTCTTTGTACACTTTCTAGTGACCCCAAACTGCAACCACTTGGTAGCCACAGGGTCATCGCGCTTCTCTAGCTCCTCGACACAGGCATCAGCCACCTCTTGGTAGATATCGTTAGGCATTGCGCTGGGCATGAGATTAGTGGCCTCACCACCGCGATAATCCCTAGCCAATGCGCTCAAGTGCTGGATACCGTTGTTACACCCGTCTAAAGCGATTGGTAGTTTGCTCTCAAAATTTTCGCCCAAAATACTTTGCCCCTGCCACTCAAAACAGAAGGCAAGGAACTGCCAAGGCTTGTCAGCATCACACCATTCTTTGTAGACCATAGGGTCTTCAGCACACTTGATGATCCAAGGACTATTCTCCTTTACCCAATCGTATCGCTGTTGCAGGGTAATCTTATCCTCACCATAAGTGTTGGCACCCTGTACTGCTAACCAGAAAGCACCCCTCTTGCCTAATTTGCGGCCCTTAGAGAAGTGAAGGAGAGCTTTGGAAGGGTCAGCCCCCTGAGGGCTAAGAAAGGCACTGGTGACGTACTTTCTGAACCTAAAGTCATTCTGGTAGACAAAGTACATCTCATCAAACTCTTTGTACTTCTCAGCAATCTGTAGGGTCCTAGTGGTTGCTAGTCGTTTAGACATTGAACGGGCATTGAACTGGTAGACCCGTGTTGCTGCCTTTTTCCAATCCTTGAACTTAATAGCATCAGCCTCGTTTAGGTTCTTAGTGTCCTTGTCAGGGCTAAATGGGAATGGTGGTAGAGGGCTATCCTCACGGCTCACCAAGCCACCCCAAGACAGGCCTGTACTCCAACACTCCTGCATGAACTCAAGGATGGGCTGATTGATCTGAAACTTAGAGCCTTGCAAGGTATTGATTGCTGAGTACTCCTCAGGCATCGGGTAATACTGCATATCCTCAAAGTAGTTGAGATTGCTGGTCTTGATCAGAGGAACATTGAATAGCTCTGCCGTGTAGAAGCCACCATCGATGGGGGTAGTCCAATCCTTTGGTTTGATCACACAGGGGCCGTAGGAGTTGCATAGGGCCTCACCTCTGCCATTCACCTTATTGATCCATTCCAGAGTGCCTTCAGTGCCTCTAATCATTAAGACAGTCTTGTTGCGCCCAACAGTCTGTGTCTCAATCTTGATCAAGCCTGTGGTTTGTATGACCAAATCGATAAGCTTACAGCCTAGGGTCATCTTCTCATGCTTGTTCCAAGCCTCGGCCACGGTTAGCTCTAGGCGGGTAAGTTCCCTCAAGAGGTTATAACGGCGGTAATAACGATTAGTGGTTTGAGCAGTCACCTTCTTATAAATCTTATTGAAGATGAATTGATCCTGTTGCTTGAAGAAATCTAGCTTGAACTGGTCCTCTAAACTACCACCAATCTTCATAGCTAATTTAGTTAAAGAGGTGGTGCCTGATACACCATCAACACAAGCCTTCAAGGTGACGTAGGCACACACCTCGCTGTCTAAACTGTTCATCAATGTGGCAGAGGAGGGTGACTTGGTTACTGCCCCTGACAATGCGCCTATCACAAAGCTATCACAAGATGCTGCCACTGCATCAACACTCCGCTTCAGCATCATAAGGCCGTAGGGTGTGTTACTCTCAATCCCACTAGCAATACTGCTTTGTACTTTCTTTCGGTAGCCTTCGATGCCTGTAAGGTGCATCTCAAGCTCAAGCTGCTTCTGTGTCTCAAGGAGATCAGTCATTCATTGTATCCTAAAGGTATGTTGGGGGGCTGGGGGGACTATAGTGTCCAGTATTAAATACGCCACAAGTGCGCCACTTGGCGCGTTACGCCACAATGATTATTGCACAAATGAAAGCAGCGTTAAGGAGGCAGGATACCACCGCAATAAGCCTTATTTTTATGGTAATTTTAGGTGATTGCAGATGTGTAAGTATTTTACGGTACATTTTAAGTCTCCTGTAAGGTAACTAAGTAATGGTAGCCTCGACGGGACTCGAACCCGTAAGCCATTGAAGGCGAAGGATTTTAAGTCCTTTGTGTATACCAATTCCACCACGAGGCCTGAGTAGGTGACGCCACCGAAATAGCTGTTACGCCACAGGTTGCGCCACCATTCTCAAGATTATTACACCAGTAGATATATGTCTACAAGTGCGGAGTTTACAGTGTAAACTATAGTGTCCATTATTCCAAGGATGCTATAGCATCTTGAGCATTTGTAGGAGCAAGCTTGGCATAACGAAGGGTGGTTTGTATAGTCCTATGCCCCATTAGTTCCTTGATGACTTGAAGGGCCACACCCTTCTGAGCCAACCGTGACCCAAAGGTGTGTCGCATGGTATGCCATACTATGTCATAGCCCTTGTCTGGTTTCAGCTCACCCTCTGAGAAGGCAAGTCCCCTGACACGCTCCCACTGAGGCCGTAACCACCCGCCCTCAGGAAATAGACGTACCCTCACATGGTGCCTATTAGGGTCAACAGGAGGACTAAGATTCCTGATCACCTCGGCCCTGCGAGAAAGTATCTCATACGCCCTATGTGTCAGGGGGATAGACCGCCAATCGTGGTTTTTGCCATCGACATTTAGTCTACCATCTCTGATGCTGCTTTCCTTGATCTCCTGTAATTCGTTTAGTCGAACCCCAGTGTCAACACTAACAGCGATTGCATCGTACAGGTCGGTATACCCTGCGGTCTTAGCCGTATGCAACAATATATTAACCTCATCTACGGTGAACCAACGCATACGCCAGTTGGTCTCCTTCAGCCTATTGATCTTAGGCTTCTTGATGATTTTGTTGTAGTCTAATGACACCGTAAGCATCTTGGATAATGCTGCCAAGTTACGGTTGATGGTGGCATTGGCTAGTTTTTTACCTTTCAAGAATAAGATGTAATCATCAACAGCTTCTGTTGATATGTCAGCCACAGGCTTACGCTTACCAAAGTAAT